TGCCTGTAGCTGCGGATGCTACGACGTTTACATCCTCCTCGAAACCTTTAATAATTAAATCGGCTTGTGCAGTTGCAATAGCCAGAGTAACGGTCCCGGATGTACCTCCACCGGTTAAACCAGTACCAGCCGTTACTCCCTCGATGTCACCGGTTGCCCCTGAGGCCACCCAAGCTGCACCGTCGTAATACCATAACGAATTGTTATCTTTAGTAAAAGCGAATTGGCCCTCAGCCGGTGCGGTGATAGCCGCATCGCGAGCCGTCGCGTTAGCGAATACGTTAATACCCTGCATGAGGTAGCCGTTTACGTCACCGGCGGTTAACACCTCACCCGTTACAAAGGTCTTAAAACCTTGTCCAGCTGCCATAACCTGCTCCTTAGTATGCTAATACGGAGGTATCGAGCACTCCGTATAGTGTTGAGTTTAATATAAAGCCGTCGATAATCGGCTCTTGAGTTGTAAATGTCGTTTTCCAGCTATTAGGGCTAACGCGGTGCATTACGCCAAACACTTGTAGAGTCTGTTGTAACGTCGAATTACCAGGCTGATTAGTCGTAACCTCTACCGGATCAAAAAAATCTAGATCAAGGGCGGCGATGATGCCATCGTTATAGTTTTCAGTATAAAGGTCTAGCTCGATAGCATCGCAGCGGGTACGAGTAGCTTTACGACTTGCTACATAAGCCCGAGCATAATCAAGCGCGGCTTGATTAGTATCCATTACTAGATTTTGCTGAGTGTAAGAGTGCACAAAATACTCATCAATAGAGGCTTGATCCTCGGCTATTTGAGCCGTGCCGCCGATCTTTGTAATAGAGGCCGAGTTATAAACCTGAGTATCGTCTAAGCGCCATACGGCGTTAAAGTAAGTAATCTCTGTACCGTCATCATTAAATACGACAGGCGGTATAGCTTGAGAGTCGATACAAAAAGCGCGATCCTTAAGATTTACCGATCCTCGAGCATCCATATAAATAGCGCCGTACTCAGAGATAGAGGCCGTTTGTAAAGCTGCTAAAGCCGTACGTAAGGTACCCGGGTCTGCCTGAAAGATCGTATCGCCGTACTCGATCTCGCGCTGAGATGGAGGCCAAGCAATCTCGTCGAGGATGGCGTTTACGCGCTCGCCGGGTAAGTCACCGGCTGAGGCTAGGGTAACGTTTGTAATCTGACTATTTTGGAAAAGTCTAAAGCCGTCTACGGCGGTAATAGTCGTATACACGACATCCGTAGCCATCTTAGGCGTTGTAGTTGTATAGCTAGTAATAAAGCCGCTAAACATAGGCCACTCAGTACCGTTATACGTAGCGGTTATAGCTACCTTACGCATAGGGGTAAGTAATCCAAAATAAGGGCTATTAGGATTTTGAGGGTTAAAATCTCCATTTTGATCTACGATGCGTAACGTTAAGGTACCTGTTTGGAAAACGTCTGCCTGTAGGTTACGACCTCGCATTGTTGTAACGCTATCGACTACGTTAGATACATCGACTATAAGAGCCTCGGAGTCTGCCAGTACGTTAGTGCCCAAAATGCCGCTATCTAAAATCATAGCTTGAGCAAAAGCCGGACCCGTAGAAAAGTTAATAATTGCGTTAAGTACCGGTACGGTCATGCTATACCCGCCGTAGTAAGTGGATCACCGTTACGGTTAAGACGTTGGATCGCATCCTGCAACAAAGCCGTAAACTCATCTTGAGATGCAATAGCTCCAGCGTTTACTGTAACGGTGTAATTATTACCGCCACCTCCGCCGGGATTTACTAAGCCCGGATCGATGTAAAGGCCGCCGCCAAGATCGGGAAATTCACCGTCGGGATCGGCAAAAGTTAGGCCGGGCATTTCAGCCTTAGGCGGTGGCGTATAAGTCGGATAAGGCGGTATAGATCTAATTGCAGCTGATAAAGCTGCTACGCCTGAAAGAGCCGCTGCATCGGCCGCAGCTTGAGCCGCTGCAACGCTCGCAATACTAGATAACTTAGCAGCGGTTAAATCTGTATTAGCTGCAAGCGCGGCCGTTTGTGCAGCCGCCTCCGCAGCCGCAGCTTCTTTACGTTTAGTTTCAATATCCTCAACGGTTTTTAATCCGGCAGCTAGAGCGATCTGATCGGCTACTGTTTGTGCCGCTTGAGTTTTCTCGATAGATGCCAAGCGCATAATCTCGAGAGTAGATATCTGCAATTTTTTAGAGTAAAAATCGAGATCGTTTAAGCCGCCTTGCTTAGTAAGAGCATCATTATATTTAGCAAAAGCGGCAGCCTCGGCGGCCTCGGCGGCGGCGATAGCTGCTAATTTAGCTGCATCCTTTGAGGCTTGATCTGCTCCGGATGCGTTGATAGCTGCTAGTTTTGCATTTTTGGCAGCCTCGATAGACGATAACTCTTTCATAAGTACGGCGTTAAGGCTGGCTAATTCTGTTTCAGTAATACCCTTAAGGCCGTTTAATTTTGCGGTTTGGTTAGCTGCCGTAAGTATGCCTAATTGCTTAATACGCTCTAGAGCTTTTTCGCCGTCCTCATCCTCGATAGCCATAAGGGCCTCAAGGCGTAGGCGAGTATCTTTATCGTATGTAGCCTTAAGAGCTGCGGCGATAGAGATACGGTTAGTATCAAAAGTTTCAGCGGCCTTAGTAAGTGAGATCTCGTTTTTCTTAGCAAGCTCGGCCTTTTTTTGTAACGCTAATAATTCTTTTTGGCGTTTAATAGCCTCTTTGTCCATCTTTGCCTTTTCGGCATTAGATCGCATATTTTTAAGATCTTGAGGTACGCCCTGAGGGAAACCGCCTTGGCGGCCTAAGACCTTATCTACATTGGTACGTAAGGCACCGATAGAAAACTTGCCAAGATAGTTTTTAACCCCTCTGAACGCATTATCTAAAACACCTGCGCCCGGTAAGCCAGCGAATAAATTGCCTAAATCTTTAGCTAATACCGATACGTTAGTAATAAGTCCCGAGATCGAGTCCGCTGCGCCATCAACTTTATCGATGAGCTTATCCATACCGCCGGATGATGTACTTAAAGCGGCTACTAAAGATTGGCCGATCTGCTCACTAGCTTGCTCAGCTGCGATCTTAAGGCGATTGAGTGAGCCTTGATAAGAGTCTGCCGCGTTTTTAGATTGGCCCGCGTATTGTGCGGCGATAAGTCTTTCGATCTCTAAATAAGATTTACTAGATAACTCAGCATTAGTTAGACCTAGATTAAGCTGCTTAAGACCTTTTACATTACCGACGTATGCTTGACTTAAAATCTTTGTAGCTGAGACTAAATCCATACCCGTACCGGCGCTAATATCAAGCGCGGTATTGAGCATAGATTGAGCCATAGTTGTAGAGCGTGTAGTTTGTGCAAGCTGAATAAATGAGGGTTGTAGCTGATCTCGATTTACGCCCGTTACCTTTTCGATACTATCGATGTAACCCTCAGCCTCAGCGGTAGCAAAATTAAAGCCAAGATTACGTAAAGCGGTATCAAGGCGCTTAGCCTCGGCGATCTGTTCGCCATAAGCTGCTACGGCTTTTTTAGAGTAACCCAAAAGGGCAGCGGCACTAAAAGTCACGCCAAGGGTACGACCCAAACCTTTAACGGTTTGATTAAACTTACCGATTTGATTAGCGCCCTTAGTAAGAGCTTTACCGTTCCACTCGGCTACCGCCGATACGATTAAATTAGGTATCGCCATTATGCAGCCAAACCGTAGGTACTCATGCCATAACGGCCATTATTAAAGTTATCTACAGTTTTCTCGATAGCTCTATATACGGCATCTTGAGCCTTACCCTCGTCCTCTTTCCACGCGCGATAAATCATACGACCGCGCTCGGCTTGCTTGTCACCGTACAAAGGACCTGAGCGGCTAATAAAATGAGCGCCCGCGTTAGGGTTATTAGATCGGCTATTAGGATCTCCACCCGGATTTTTACGGCCTGAGGTTTCATAGATAGCACCGGCGGCAGATTTATTAGCTACAAAGTAAAGAGCTTTCCATCCGTTGCGGTTTTTCTTGCTCGGAGCCTGAGAGTAGTAAATTCCTTTTTTTACTGTTTCGTAATCATAAAGCGGGAACATACGTACACGGCCCTCAGTATTAAAAGTTCTAAACATAGAATTACGAGCCGTAATAGTTTTACCTACGGTGTTCTCGTTCCAGTTGTAAAGGTTATCCGGTTGAGGCGATGGAGCAAAGCCACGAGCCTTATCGCGGATCGGTACCATTGCCGCACGTACCTCGGCGTTCATCTCTTTTAACATTTCAGGATCGAGCCTACGGAGTGCCTTAACCGTTTCGCGTACGCCTTTTATTGCGACTGGCATTTAGGGCCTCCTCCGCTTGCTCGTTTAACACTTTAATTAACATCTTAAACATCTCTGTATCAAGATCGAGTACCGCTTGAGGCGGGATCCCTAACCTAATTGATAACTGAGCTATCAAATGAGTTACGGAGTCCCGCCCTAAGCTAAAGGTAGATCGTCTACTACCTCGACCTTAGCCAAGGTATCTAAAAACTCGGGACCAAACATCGGTACCGTTTGACCGGCTGACTTAAGGCACTCCCACGAAAGATAAAACAGATCTGTCTGTTTTTCATCATCGCGAAAGGCTTTATGAAAACCTTTTTTAGCGTAAAGCTCAAAGGCATACTCGATCCGTGGAGTAATCTGATGCTCAGATACCTCACCGGTAGCCCTTGTTATTTTGAGTCGTGCCATTGTGTGCCCCTTTGTTAGTTTGTTATGGTCCGGTAGTAATTACGATTGGTGAATTACATGTAAATGTAATGCTCTGGGTCCCGATGTCTCCCACGGCGCCGTTAATGTCGGTCGTGTTGTTCACCAAAATCGTAGTGCTATAGAGAGGATTAGTTGCAGATGTAGCAGCGCTTGTCTGCTTAAGCGTGATAGGTACTGTTGTACCCCATGCGCTTTGTAGCGTTGCGTTTACGTTAGCAGCTGCGGTATCGGATAAAAAGTCTAGAGAGATCGTGCTCGTCTCTAATCCCTTTGTGTATTTACGTGATGAGTCACCCATGGCCGTAACCTCGAGCTCCTCAAATACGCGGTTAATTGTTGCACTTGTAACATGGTCACTCAGAGCTATTGAGTTCAGAGTTACGACCACGCCATTAGATAGAAATACGGCCATCGCCTATTCCTCGCTTTTCTCTGTAGTAGGTGTATGTGTTTTTGTTTCTTTTTTTGGTGCTTCGGTGATCTGCCCTATCTTAATAAGAAAGGCGATATCCTCGTCGGTTAGGCTCATGCTTAACTCCAGCTCGTTAGTATTTGGACGTCGAAAGATGCCGTTAAAAGTGATCCACTTTGTACATCTAAAACGGATGGAGCACTCATAGCGGCAACGTTCATTACGATAGATGATGCGGCTAGTTTGTTAAATACCGCTACGGCTAACTCCTCGATACCTTGTAAGTTACCTTGATTATCAAACATAGGTACGGTCATAATAATCTTAAAGTTAGCAAGCGGCGAAATAGTCGCGTATGTGTTATTACTTGGCGTAATGTAATTATCTGCCGGTGCGACGATAACGCTATTAGCCGTAATTGTTGCCGGTGGAAAACTGTACGTATTCCAATGGTTTGGATTATCGAGGGCGGCAGCTAGTGAGGCGCGTAAAGTTGTAATAGGTACGGTCATCGAGCTATCCGATCATCGCGTTAGGGTTCGTATATCCGGCGATGAGCCCGCGAATTTTCCCGATCATTGAGTTACCCATACGGTAAGGGCTAGGGCTAAAACCATCGATAGATACGCCTCCGGTTTGGCTGACCTGCCGAGCTTGGAAAATGTCTACGGCTAAGATCATCGCGGCTTCACGTACCGCCGGAGTGGTTGCATAGCTATTTGTTTTTGTATCTGCTCCCACGGCTGAGCCGTAAGGGAGTACTCGCGTAAAATTGCGATCAGCTGCGGTCTTAGCAAACTGTATAAAGCTATAACCATTAGGCCAATTAAAAGCCATATTATTAAATGCTATAGATGGAAATTGAGTAGTAGTGCCGGCCGTCCATGGGATCGTGCCGGTAACTGTAAAAGTGCCGTTATAGGTTGAGCCGCATCCACTCAAGGTTATCGAGTCCCCGGTGCTAAATATCGCAGGGTTAGCGATCATTACGGTAGCGACGTTATTTTGTAACGCGGTACCTACGACCGGAGCTGAGTCAAACCATAAAAATTGGTTGAGTAAATCTTGAGCGGCTTGGCAACAGGTTTCGACGATATCCGACGAATAAAGGTTTTCGATCCCTAAATTCGCACGGAGCTCAGCCTCAGTTACATATGTAGCCGGCACGTTATTTACTCCTTACTTACTAGGGCCGGTACCCCTCAAAGGGCTAAGAGGGGTACCGACTATTAGTTGTTTACTTAGTTGAGGTTAAACTTAACAATACCCTTAGGCATTTTTGCGATAGTTGCCATGTAACCGTAAATAGCTACCTGTACTTGTAGGTTTGATACTACGTTTACAGACATATATGCGGTAGGTGATTGATAGACAGTAAATGCCTCAGGTGCTAAAACGACGGCTGAGTCATCGATAGTAGTAGTAGCGGTAAAGTTCTTGTCTACGTATAGATCAAGCCCTAGTACGTTGCCACGAATTGATCCCGGTTGCACTAAGCCGCCTGCGTTCATTGGCTGAGATGCTGAGTAAATTGGACGGCCTGTATTATCAGTAGCGCCCATAAGTAGCTGCCATTGTGATCCGTTGGCGATGTAGTTATTAGCAAAGTAACCTGTAGCTTCGTAAACCTTACGAGCTGAGTCTGAGGCAAACTCGATAATACCGGCTGAGTCTGCATCGCATCCTGAGCTATATTGACCAGCTGCGATAAGTGCGTTTAGTACTGTTGTATCAAGAGTCTTTAGATACGCATTTTGTAGCTGATTTGTTAGCTCTGCATAGAAATTAGGATCTGAGCGCTCTAACAATTCTACGCTGATCGTATTCATGCCTGCGTACTTAGATACGGTACCTGTTAGGTAAGCCGTTTCCATCCCGGTATTTTGTACCGCTCCGGCTTCTGCCTCAACGGTTACTACAGGTGCTACGCCTGTACCGCCACCGGCTGAGGTAACGAGTGATGGGACATTTATGGTCATGCCATTTGTAGGCAAAACTCCACGGCTGCAGGCATCAATAGCCGGGGTACCAAAACGAGTATTTGTTGGAAATTCCGCTAGGTACTGAGTAGGTGAAAATGCAGGGTTTGTAGCAAAGCTATCATCGGCTGCGGTTACGTAAAGCTTTGAGTCATCGTTACCGAGAGCAGCTTTAATCTTGTGCTCTGTATAAGCGCCCATAGATGTAATAGGTGTACGCACTCGCTGAGAGTCTAGTACGGATGGTCGGATGATCTTACGAGCGGCTTCGACTTTTTCAGCCTCTGCCGGTGCATCTACCGGAGTATCCTCCGGTGTATTTTCAGGGGCTGTAGTCACAGCTTCCTCGCTTTCAGTTTCGGTTTCGACCTCTACGATTGTCGTAGAGATAGTTGTAGTTTTTTCTTTTGTACTTGTAGCTGCCTCAAGCGCTGCTCGAGCTGCTGCAATATCAGTTACGGATGCGCTAGAAAAGGCGGCGCTCTCGACGAGCGATACCTCTTTGAGGACCGCCGCCGTAACGAGCAGGTAGTCACCCATTGGCTTAGAGGCCGTTACATCGACCCCTACGGATAAGCCGGAAACTAGGTTCTCCTGCGCTAATACGAGTGCATCTTGTCCTCGAGTGCTACTCGAAAGCTTAAAGGATCCGTATACGCCCTCTGTTGAGTCACTAAAACTAATTGCGCGACCTACCGGCTTATCCTGTTGATGCTGCGATAGTAATTTAATTTGTGTTGCATCCGGGATAGCAATAGACCCGCGCTCAAACATTACGGGCCCTGCACTTGTAAAACCTACCTCGCCATATGGTGCTACGAGCCCTGACACGATACGGCGCTCCGTATCTGCGGCTTGGATTTCTTGACTAAACGTTAGTAGCACTTGTATCTCCTAGCGGTGTTAGTTGCTCCATAGAGCGAGCTTGCTCTACATCGATTAAATCTAGATTTAACATTTTCTCAATAATGTCTAAACGATCCTTAGCATCTACTCGTAAGAAAGTATCATCGACGGCAAAACGTACTTGATTAGATGCGTTCGTAATATCGTTCATTGACAAACGATCCTCAATAGCTGAGATATAAGGTTGCAACGAATAAGCTACAAACTCTTTACGACCGTCTAAAATGTTTTGATATGTCATTGAGTTATTCATGTCGCTCGAGATCATGTACGCCGGGACGTTCATCGCCCTTGCTATTTCGGTACTAAGGTACTGACTACTTTCATTATAGGTCATGTCCTTAGGTGAGAAAGATGTAGGTACATACTCGAGAGTGCTCGTTAAATATGCGGTACTACGATTTTGGCGAGCGCTCTTAAAAGCTGCTAGTAATCCTTGGATCTGCGACTCAGGTAGATCAGCACCGTTATTTTTTAAGATACCTGTAGGCATTGGTGTAGCTGCACTTACCGCGCTTGCACGTTGTATATCGTATGCAGCTTTAATAGTTGTAGATGCACTTTGTAATACACCAGGTAGCAACGATTGGAAAGTTACAAGAGATCCAATACCGCCCATAGGTACCTTGTTACCATCAACAAAATAATCTTGGATCTCTGTACCGTATTGATTAGTCGTATATGTAACTCGATTATTAGCTACCCACTCAAAGCCGGATGGTCTGCCATCATCTGCATACAAAGATGTAACGCGCCAATATGCAACGGCGTAAAACATAAGCGAGTCCACGGTAGCCGAGATAGTAAGGCTACGAGGTTGGCGAATATCAGGCTGCTCTAACCAAACAGGCGAGCCTAACTTTTCTCCTGTTGATTTTTTGTATAGTGATAAATCAATAGATGCAATTACGCCGGCAATTAAATTTCGGCAACGAGCTACGCTTGCTACTTGTAAAGCAAAATTACGATCAATACCGACACCGTTATATCCAAAATTACCGGTATTAAAAGATCCATAACCGTACGTAGTATCCATTACGGCAGGTGCGTACTGAGCCTCTACCTGAGGCTTGTCGGAGCTTTTGAGCCCTAGAGTTTGGAGTAATCCCATGGGAGACATTTTCTCAAAATGTCAAGCATAAAATCAGGTATTACGTGTCGTGTCTTAAATGTATACCTTGGCCTCGGCTATTGGTTGATTGAGGATATGTACGACCATGGATACGCCGATAGCGATATCTACGGGCCCGGCCGATTTACGCCTCACGATACGCCATGAGCTATCGGACTCTTTAGCCGCGCAATTAGCAAAATGAGTAACCAGCTGATCCTGCCCCGGATGTACGAGCCGCTTATTAGCTAGAGCCTCGTATAGATCTCCGCTAGCTTGATACCCCTTTTGGCCTGAGATGTCGGTTATATGTACGCCGTTCATCTCAAGGCGTTTAGCAATAGAGGCCGTCGTGTACTTGTCGTAACAAACGGTCCGAGGGTAAAAGTCTTTACACCATTTAGCGATGTGATCGGCCATAAATAGCTCATCGATGGATACGTCGGAGTGGAATACCTCGAGGACCTGTACGCCGATCCTGCCATCGGCGAGGACTTGTCCCATTACAAGCGACCCATCGCGGCGCGACGGTGCCACGTCAAAGGCGAATATAGTAAGCGGACCCGGTGACAATTTAAGCTCGCTATCGCTTGCATCCTCAACGGCCATATGTGGCCAAGGGCTAGCGGTCGAGCTGATCCATTGGCATAACATCTCTGTTTTAGTCGTTTCGACGGGTTGAGTGCTAACGGCTTCCTCTAAAACGCTTTCGTCGAATAGGTAGCCAAGGGCCGGGTTTGAGTACTCCCATCCGTCACGATCTGTTATCTTGCAGAATTGAGGCGCGCTATATTCGTAAAAGCCAAACGTCTCAGGCGGAAAAGACATAGCTCTCTCGCGTAGATCGTTAAGCACCGTACTAAAAGCATCTCCGGCATTAGAGGTATACAAGCTCTGACTATTGGCCTTAGCTCGCGTAGTCGGAGTAGCTGCACGAAAGCCCTCCTCGCTGATCTCACGGATCTCATCGATGTATAAAAACGAGGCGGACCTGCCACGGCTGCCGTCTCTAGTTGCCGCGACTACATCTAAACGATGTCCATTTTTAAGCTCTATAGACTCGGTACCATTGGCATACCTGATCTGTCGTACCTGCTTGCTAAGCTCGCTAGACCCCTCTATCGCATAGGCCACTTGTCTAAAGGTGTCTAAAGCCATCGATCTATTAGAGCTCATAATAAGCACGTTAGGGCTATCGAATAAAAACATATGCCCAAGCATCATCATACGAGCGAGATGAGTTTTGCCCTGTTGCCGGCTAGTTAAAACCAAATTTGTGCGGCGCTTAAACATCCCATCCTCAGATATGGATGTCATGTCGCGGATTACAAAATCTTGCCACGGTAAAAGCGGTAGGCCGATACTCTCAGCAAGCTCAGCGATCTCATCGCCACGATTAGGACCCTTGAGGTAAGGGCTATGTAATCGGGGCTCAGTAGCCCCCTTACGGCCCGGGAACACTTGCTCGACTTTACTACTCATCCGGTTTAGTTTCGTGTCCATATGGACCGGCTAGGACCGTACTCGTGGTTATCGGGGAGATAGAGGTCGG